AACTATGTTAGGTGGAGTTACATTAAATGGTCAACAAATATATTCAGAAGCTTTAACAGATATTGAAAAATTAGAAACAGAATTAAGAACTACTTATGAATTAAATCCAGCAATGCTCATAGGATAATGCCATGCGTTTTTATGAACCAGTTATCTATCAAACTTCCTACAAGAACAAAAAATATATAGGCCAACATATTGGTAATGGTAGAGATTATGTTGGTGGTGGAGTAATAATAAAAGATATTATCAAGTCAGGTAATAAACATAAACTTAATACAAAGGTTATTGAGTATGTTAAAGATGTTAACCAATTAGATGAAAGAGAAATCTATTGGATTAAAAAACTTAAACCAGAATTAAATTTAGCACCAGGTGGTGAAGGTGGAGATCGTTCTATGTTCTTTACACCAGAAATTTCTAAAAGTAAAAGTGATAAGATGAAAGCTATTGTTAGAAGTAAAGAATGGTGTGAAAATATTAGAAAATCTAAATTAGGCGTAAAACTATCTGATTATCATAAACAAAAAATTAGCGAATCACATAAAGGTAAAAAATTATCTAAAGAACACATAAAAAAATTAAGATACGCAAACAGTATAGAAGCTAGAGGTGAGCAATATAGAAAAAATCTATCCAAAGCAGTAAAACTGTGGTGGGATAAAAGAAAAGGTAAGGTAGCATAGTATGATAAATCACTATTTCCAGGATGGTAAGGGTATCGGCAATCAATCCGAAAAAAGACTTTACGAAGATTTAATCATTGAAGGCCTACAGATATACGGCCAATCCGTTTATTACTTACCAAGAACATTAGTTAATAGAGATTTAATTTTAGGCGAAGATATGTCGTCTAAATTCTCATCTGCGCTTTTACTTGAAGCGTATATGGAAACAACTGAAGGCTTTGCTGGCGAACAAGAGATAGTTAATAAATTTGGTTTAGAGATTAGAGAAGATACAACCTTTATGATCTCTAAAAGAAGATTTAACCAAGCTGTTGGTGAGAAGGCTACACTAATAGCACAAGGTAGACCAAACGAAGGCGATATAATTTATATGCCTTTGATGAACAGTTTTTTTGAAATTCAATTTGTACAAGACCAAGAGCCGTTCTTTCAATTAGGACAACTACCTGTTTACAAACTAGTATGTACTAGATGGGAATATAGTTCAGAAGAATTGAATACAGGTATTGGTGATGTAGATGCAGCTGAAGACAAATATACTTTAGATCAACTAGCTCATCAATTTACATTAGAGAATGAAGTTGGATCAATGGTATTAGAAAATGATAGCGCAAGTGGTGATGTTAATTATCTATTACTTGAAACTTACGACTTACAAACTCAATCAGCTTACGCTCAAAATAATGATTTAGATAGTGAAGCTGGTTTTGATACATCTTCTGCGGCAGATGATATATTAGACTTTAGCGAAAGAAATCCTTTTGGAGAAGTGGATTTCTGATATGCATATAATACAAAAAAATTTAGATAAGATATTTGGATTAAAGTCTAAAAAAGAAATTAATGGTTTTGATGATAAACCTAAAGATAAGTTGTGTTGGCATAATAAAGAGTTTCAAAGTAGACCAGGAAAATTAAATGGTATGTATGGAAAAAAACACTCTAAAGAAACTTTAGAAAAAATAAGTAATAGTAAAAAAGGTCATATTGCTTTTACATATAAATGGAAAATAACCACACCTGATGGTGAGTTAATAATAAGAAATAATTTACATGAGTATTGTAGGAATAACAAATTAAGTATGGGTAATTTAACATATCACGGTCATACTAAAGGTTTTAAGGCGGTAAGAGTTTAATGTTTGGAACTTATTTTTATAATCAGTCAATGAGACGTATGACCATAGGCTTTGGTCAAATCTTTAACAACATACTAATTAAAAGACAAGATAGTGCTGGTAATATTACTCAATCAATTAAAGTACCACTAGCGTATGCTCCAAAAGAAAAGTTTTTAGCAAGACTAGATGCGCAACCAAGTTTAGATAATAGAGAGTTCGCTGTAACTTTACCTCGTATGAGTTTTGAGATTTCAGGTATCGCATATGACTCTAGTAGAAAATTAACTAGAGTACAAAAATTTAAACACGTTAAGGCAGGTAAAGAGGGTAAAGTATTAAACTATAACTTTGTTCCTGTTCCTTATAACATATCATATAATCTATATTCTTTTACAGCGAGTGCTGAAGCAGGTCTACAAATTATAGAACAAATATTACCGTTCTTTCAACCTGACTATACTGTGACAGTAAACGCAATACCAGAGTTAGATATAAAGAGAGATATTCCAATAGTTTTAAATAGTGTTAATTATGAAGACACTTATAATGGAGACTTTTCACAAAGAAGAGCTGTTATCTATACATTAGGGTTTACTGCGAAAACTTATTTATTTGGCCCTGCGTCAACTCAAAAAGTTATTAAAGAAACTCAAACTGATCTATATACAGATACTGATACAACTAATAAAGCGAGAGAAGAACGAATTATAATAGTCCCTAATCCTACATCAGCTGACGCAGATGACGATTTTGGATTTACAACTACAATAGAAAACTATAATGATGGTAAAAAGTATAACACAACAACCGATTCAGATGAATAAATAGTATTATGGCAATAAACAAAGTAGGATCAAAAGGTATAGAAGACGGTTCAGTCGCTACAGCAGACTTAACACCAGGTACAGTTACGAGTGATAAATTAACTGATGGCACTATTACAAACGCAAACTTATCTAACTCATCTGTAACAGTAGCTGGAACATCAATAGCTTTAGGTGCTAGTGGTACACTTAATAATAAATTCGTAGATTGGCAATCAGTTGTCGTATCAGATGGTTCTACGGTTACAACTATGGTCGCTGGTAAAGGTTACTTTATTAATAATACAAGTGCTGCTGGTTTAGTTAAATTACCAATATCAGCAAGTATAGGAGATTTTGTTGTTATCAAAGATTACTCAGCAAGTTTCGGTACAAACAGTTTAACTATTCAAAGAAACGGACATACTATTCAAGGTGTCGCTAACGATTCTTTAATATCAACTAATCGTGCTAGTCTAGTATTAGTATATGTGGATAGTACAAAAGGTTGGTTATTTACAGATGAACATAATGTGGCCGATTTAGGTCAAGCACTATTTACAGAAGCAACAGGTGGAACAATAACAACATCAGGTAATTTTAAAATTCATACCTTTACAGGTGACGGTTGTTTTGTAGTAACTACTTTAGGTAACTCTCCTGTCAGTCCTTCTGGTGGTCCAAGTAATGTTGATTATCTAGTAGTTGCTGGCGGAGGTGGAGGAAATCCTTATGGTGGAGGTGGAGGTGCTGGCGGATATAGAACAACTTTTCCTAGTCCTGGTTGTAACGCTGGTGCTTTTTCAATTTCTGCTACAACATTTCCAATTACAGTAGGTGGTGGTGGAGCAAGTTTCACACCTGGTGTAAATTCAGTATTTTCAACTATCACATCTAATGGTGGTGGTCAAGGTGGTTTTGCTAATAACTCAACAGCAGGAGGTTCTGGTGGAGGAGAAGGTATGGCAAGTCCTCCTACTAATACAGGATCAGCGGGAAATACCCCACCAGTAAGTCCTCCTCAAGGAAATGCTGGAGGTTCTGCTAACGTATGTGGAAGTCTTGCTGATAGAGGTGGTGGAGCTGGCGGAGGCGCTTCCGCAGTAGGAGCAAATGGTAGTTCAGGTACAGGTGGAAATGGTGGTAATGGTTCAGCAAATTCAATTACAGGTTCATCTGTTACAAGATCAGGTGGTGGTGGAGGATCTACAGATAGTAGAGCCCCTTCAGCTGGAACAGCTGGTACAGGAGGTTCTGGAGGTGGTGGTAACGGAGTAAACGGAATTAGCCCTACTAATAAAGTTGGTTTTCCTGGAACAGTTAATACTGGAGGAGGTGGTGGTGCTGGAACTATTACAAGTCCCAGTGGAGCAGCATATGGACCAGGTGGCTCAGGCGGCTCAGGAATAGTAATCATAAGATACAAATTCCAATAAGGTAATTGTATAAATATAAGGAAAGAGATTTAAAACTATGGCAATATCAAAAATAGGTTCAAAAGCACTTGTAGATTGTTCAGTAGCAGCTGTTGATATAGAAGA